AATATTTCAGGTAAAAATAAAATTGTACGTAGAAGTGTTGCGAAAGCACAAAACTTTATCGGTACCATAAAAGAATATTGGTCTCAAGATGATTATGAAATTTCAATAACAGGAGCATTAATAGGTGCTATTCAACTTGGAAGTGTACAAGATTGTTACCCTATAAATGATTTTGAAAAATTAAGAGATTATTGTACTTCTCCTTTGGGTGTTCAAGTTAAATGTGAGCCATTTCAATTATTAGGTATTGATTATTTGATTGTAGAAGATTTTCAATTTCCATTTACAAAGGGAGAAAATGTTCAAGCTTATGAATTGAAATGTTATAGTGATTTTTCAGCTGATTTTTTATTAGAAATAGAATAATGTATTTAATGGATTATAAAATAGTGTTTGATAATAATGGAAAAAAATTCCAATTAGTATTGTTAAATTCTTTTTTAATCAAAAAAAGCGTTGAAAATTTAGCCGACCTAGCAACAATATTACTTCCTGAATGTATATTAAACTCTCCATTAAACATTGAAGATAAAATTTCAAGAGGCACTCAAGTTTCAATTGAATTAGGTTATAATGGTAAATTGAAAAATGAGTTCAATGGATTCATACAGGATATTAGAGTTAATGATTCATCCTTGCAAATTTTATGTGAAGACGACTTATTTATTTTTAGAAAAAAAGTATCCGATAAAATATTCAAATCAACAACTGTTAAACAAATTGTAAACTACTTAATTCAAGAAATCGATAGTTCTTACAAGCTTGTTTGTGATTACGATTTAGGATATGAAAAGTTTGCAATTCATCAAGCTACTGGTTATGATGTTTTAAAGAAACTAAAAGAAGAAATTAAGTGTAATATTTATTTCAATGCCTTAGATAAAGAATTACATATACATGCTCCATTTTCTGAAAAGAAAGGACATGTTAAATATTCAATGCAACAAAATATCGAAAGTTCATCATTAGAGTTTAAAAAATCGGTTGATAAGAAAGTTGAAGTTTCAATCGAAAGTATTGATTCAAAAGGAAAAATTACAACATTTAAAACAGGAACAACTGGAGGTGATTCCATTACATTGAAAGTTGGAGCAATGCCTGAAGCTGATGTAAAAAGAATTGCAGAGTCAGAGTTAATTAAAAGAAGTTATGATGGTTTTGAAGGCTCTTTTGATACTTGGCTAATCCCATTTGTAGAGCCGACATTTTCAATTGAATATGAGGATAAAGATTATCCAAATAAAAAAGGAGTTTATTATGTTTCAGCTGTAGAAACATCCTTCTCAGATGGAGGAGGTAAAAGAACAATAACATTAGGAGTTAAATTATCATGACACAAGAACAACAAATATCGGAATTAATAAAAAGTATTGGAGGCTATAAAGCTTTTAAACCAATTATTGCAGATGTGATATCTGTTGATGAAGATACTTGTGTTGTTAAATTATCAACTGGATTAGAAATACCTGATGTTAGATTAAAAACAATTATTGAAGCTTCAGGAGATTATTTCATTATTAAACCTGCAGTAGATTCAAAAGTTTGGTTAATGCCTTTAAATGATTCAATTGAGGATTTAATGGTAATTAAAATTGATAAAATTCAATCATTTGAAATCAAACAAAATGGATTAAATATCCTATTTGATTGCAATGATGAAAAAGTATTAATAAAAAATAATCAAGCAAGTTTAATCGACCTTTTTCAAGACTTGAAAGATTTGATAGGTCAAATAACTGTTTCAACGGGAACAGGACCAAGTGGTACACCATTGCCTCCAACAATTGCTAGTTTAACAACTTTTGAAACAAAGTTTAAAACCCTTTTAAAATAGAATTATGGCACTAAATAAAATAGGTTTAAAGAATGCTATTAAAACGCTTCTTGATGATATGAAAACAAAAGAAGAAGATGCTTCAGAAGAATTTGCTACAAGGTTGTCAGATGCAATCGACACCTATGTTAAAACAGGATCGGTTACAGTTGCTCCGGGTATTGCATTATTAGCAGGAGCTTATCCCGGAACAACTACAGCAAGTGGAACAGGAACAATAAGTTAAAAAAATGAAAGATAGAGCGATACAATTAAACGATTCAACTTCTCAAGGAGAAATAATGGATGTGAAAATTACTGTTGTAAAAGATGGTGATAATAAGATTTTATCGGGATTAACTATCGGAAATACATTGGAGCAAAACAAAGCATTGATATTGATTTTAGAACCAGGAGAATTGAAAGAATATCCAACATTAGGTGTAGGAATGAATTCAGCTCTTTTAAACAATGATTATTTAGAAATGCGACATATTATAAGGACTCAATTAATGAAGGATGGATTAACGGTTCAGGAATTGAATTTATATACAAATAAAAATATTTCAATAAAAGCAAAATACTAATGGCACGCACAATTATAGAAATAAGTAATGAATTGAAGGCTAATTTTGTAATTAACTCTACGATACAACAATTTTATTCATTAACACCAGGATTAACTTTTGACGACCAATTTTCAAAAGTGAGTTTAGAAGGCATCCTATTTTATTGCTTATCCTTTTCAATTTGGATACTTGAAAAACTTTTCGATGATCATAAAATATGGATTGAAGCTCGTGCAAAAGAATTGATTTTAGGTAATACAGCGTGGTACCGAAAAATTGCATTGCTATTTCAATACGGTGATCCTTTAGTTTTTATAGATGATGTTTATATCTACGAAACAATTAATGAATCAAATAAGATAGTTAGACTTTGTTCTGTAACGGATGAAGGTTCCCAAATGTTGATGAAGGTTGCCAACTTAGATTCAGGAGCTAATATCATTCCTCTCACATCTGGTCAATTAGCTTCTTTTAGTGCTTACATCAAAAAGATGAAATTTGCAGGTGTTAAAATCATCATTGTTTCTCGTGAAGCTGATTTGGTTAAAATTTATATGCATTTATTTATTGACTCTTTAGTGTTATCAGCTGATGGTACGTTATTGTCTGATGGTATTACCAAGCCAGTTGAGGACACAATTAACAATTACATTAAAAATTTACCATTTAACGGAAAATTCAATCCAAATGAATTGGTAGATTATTTACAACAAACAGTTGGAGTAATTGATCCCTTCTTTGATTCAGCATCCGCAAAGTTTGGCACAGGTTCATACGCACCAATTGTAAATTATTACAATCCAAATGCAGGATATCTTGCTATCGATACAGATTTCCCATTAAGTACAACAATTTCATACGCATTAGCATGATACAAATTGATTTAACATATCTGTTTCAAATACTGTTACCAATTAATTTGCGTAAGTCAATCATCACGGCTTATTTGGACACGGTTAATATTACTATGACAGGTTTGTATAATACGTTTTATTTGCTTTTCGCACAAATAAAATATGATTTAACTTTCAATGGTCAGGTAATACTTTTAGAGCATTTGCTTAATGATAAATATGACAGTATACTAAGACGAATTTATATTGATGAAGAATCAACTGGAATAAACACATTTATATTCAATGTAATTGAAGACAACGAAGAAACTTACATTTTCAATAATACTGAAAATGGAACAAATATTTACTTATTCAATAATAGTGAATTGTCTTCATTAGCTGATTTTACAATTTATGTTCCATCTGATGTAGTGTTTGAAATGATTCAATTAAGAAAACTAGTAGATATATATAAACTACCAACCAAACTTTATTCAGTCGAAATTGTATGAAAGTGGATGTTTTTAATACTCAAACTATTCTTGATATCTGTCTTCAATCGACTGGTACAATAGAATCATTATTCGACATACTGAAGTTGAATAATATGGATACATTATTTATTGGTGATAAAACACAGTTAGAAGTAATTCAGCCAATAAAAGCAAGAACAGTAAATTATTATGCAAGCAATTCAATAAAGCCTGCAACTGAAATAAACATTACAGGACGATCTTTTTCGTCAGATTTTTCATTTGATTTTGATTAAACCATGAATACAAGAGAAGAAATAGCAACGGCAATTGCTGATAAGATTTACACTAATTACAGTCTTAAAATTAAGGCTACTGATGTGAAAGAGATATTAGATTCAATCATTGATTCTTATGTGCATAAAGATGATGGGATAATCCATAATGAATTATCTGGACTTAATGAAGGTGACTTTAAGCATTTAACTGCAGAACAAATGGAAGAGTTGGTTGCTTTAATTTTACATAAAAATGATTATGAACCAACAGCAAATAAAGAAGGTGCTGTTGCTACTTATTCAACATCGACTACTAAGTTCCCCACAATAAAAGGTATTGTTGATTGGTGTACATCTATTTTTCAAGCTAAATTATTTTCAGGTGTGAATTTACGTCCAATTAACGGGAATAGTTTATTGGGTTCTGCAAATTTACAACTTCAGGAAACTACTACATCAATGCAAACACTTATTGATGGTTCTGCTGTTTCTCCTGATCCAGTTGATGCCGACCAATTTATGATAACCAATAGTTCAGGTACAGCTACGAGAAAAATATCATGGTCGGGAATAATAGCGACTTTGTTTGCTTATTTTGAAACCATCTATCAACGTATTTTGGTTAGCGGAACTACAATCAAAACAGTTGGAGGCGTAAGTTTATTAGGTAGTGGAAATGTTCCAATCACTTTAGCGACGGTTAATGGAAACATACTTTATGTTTCGACTGGTGGTTCAGATGCTGATTCTACAAGATCAGGTCATTTAGGTGATATGATGAAGCCTTTTCTTACACTTGAATCTGCTAAAACAACATCCATAAGCGGTGATTTAATTTATGTTTTTGCGGGAACATATTCTGTATCAATCACAGGAACAAATGGATTATCTAAAGATGGTATTAATTATTATTTTGAGACTGGTTGTATAATCAATAAGTCGACTATTGGTGATATTTTCAATTCTACTGGTTTTTCAATAGGATGTAATGTTTTTGGGACTGGAGATTTTAATAAGACAACAACTAGTGGTGTTATATTCAATCTTTTAATCGGTAATTCAATATTTGAATTTAATAAATGTACATCAACTACAGATGTATGTATACAAAATATATCACCGTATTTTCTAAATACTTCTGGATTATCTTGTATATCTACAGGAAGTGCTTCAATGTGGTTAGGTTGGGGTGCTGGTGGTCATACTTTGGTTAATATACCATACATTAAAAGTACAGCTGGACCAGCAATTAGATGTTGGGGATCTGACTCTGCTGGTTCAAATTATGTAATCAATTCATCAAAGGTTGAATCAACTGCTGGAAATGGTGTTCATGCTACCTGCGGTACATTTAATATAGCATACTGCTATGGTTCATCTTATGGGTATCAATTAGGTTATTATGGTGGTTACGTTACTATAAATGGATATTCTAATAGCATATACATGAATACTCTAACATTGCAACTTAATGGTCGAACAGCTATACTAAATTGTGTTGCTGGTACAGTTACTGGCGGAATGTGTGATAATTTAATAGTTAGTGGTGGTAATGTTCAAACAACATTGGGTGATTATTATCCAACTCTATCAGTAAGTGGTGGTGTTGCAGTAATTTCATTGAATGCCGTAGGTTTGAATATGAATGTAACGGGTGGAAAAGTCACTTTAAGTGAAAACATTAAGGGTAATGGAACATATGCATTAATTTATAACACTGGTCAATATGTATCAGGTGGAAGATTAGATATAGCTGGTGCTTTGTACTTTGCTGATATGCAAGAAGCGTTTATATTATCGGGGGCAGGAGTTATAGGTATATTGTCTTCGGGGTCAATTAATATGGTTGGAACAAATCGAGGTTATAAAAACGCTGGAATAAGATTTCAAGGTGGAAAAATCCTTTCAAAAGGTGGAACAATAACAGTTGCTGATTCTAACTGTTTACCTATTGCCGTTGAAACTGCAAATAGGGATATAAAAGTTTTTTCGTCGGGATTCAATACAAATTCAATTCTTGGATTATTGCCCGCTAAAAAACAAAAAATGAAATTTACTGTTTCAGCAGTTGCAACAACTTCATTTACAATCAACGCTACTTCCATCTCTGAATCTGATACTGCTACTTATAATACAAAACCATTATTAGCTAGTAGATTGTCCTCGTTAATCAATGCGAGCGCATTAAATACTGTTATTACAGCAACATATACAGCAAGTAATGAATATTTTGAGGTAGAAGCATTGGTAGCGAGTACGGCTTATACCTTTTCAGCATTAAATAATTTGGTTTATCTATATGTTATCGAAAATAGTTATGCTTTAAGTAACCAAATTGGAGGAGAAATCATTGAAGATACAGACGTTGAATAAAAATTAAAATTATGAATTTACAAAATATAGTAATCGATTTTACAGAGAATAAAGTATCAACAATGTTTGAAGAAAAACATTATAGTATTGATATTATAGACAGAATCCTACCTGTCAAAAATGCGTTTGAAAATGCATACAATATTGTTTTTATTAAATCAGTTATTCAACTTTCAGAAGATCAGCACATGTGTCAATCTAGAGTACTTTGTATTTCTGATAAAGAAGAAATATCATTTGTTACAATAATTGACATTGCTAGAAATCATTTAGCTCTCTTCAATGAATTACGTGAAATTAGGTTGTTGATAGAAGAGAAATTAACAGTGTTGTTAAATATTAATTCATAAATAATGGCTTTAAGAGATACAAGAATAAGCGGAGGTAATGGAATAGATTACACGAAAGAATGCGATTCACCTTCTGACTACGCTTCTATGCCGAATTCCACTTATTTTAAAGATTTGTCGGATGGTTTGATCTATTTTAAAAATAAAGTAGGACTTGTGTTCGGACTTTTCACGAAAGAAATATCTAATAAAACAGAGTGGGGAGTTAACGCATCAGGCAGTACTAGAGCTTCTTATGGTGTAGTGACGTCTGGTTATGGAACACCTTCAAATAACAATGATACTGTTACAGGTTTAACGAAGTACACTACATCAGCCACGGCTGGAGATTATGCAGGTATCGAAACAACTGTATATAATCAATTCCCTATAGATGCGAATCCTGTATTTTCAGCATATATAAAAACTGACTCAGACATAACTAATCAAAGATTTTGGGCTGGGTTATTTACGAGTACCCTTTTGAATTCTGATGATCAAACAGGAGCTTATTTATCTTTTAGATATTCTACTGTAGCTGGAGATACTACTTTTAAGATTATTGTTGATAGTGGTTCTGCTCAAACGGTATTAGATACAACTGTAACCGTGTCTGCAAATACCTATTATTTGTTAGAAATATTTGTAGATTTTACAAATAGTAAGATTTATTTTAGAGTTAATGGAGGCTCGTTGATAATTGTAACTACTAATATTCCTGCTTCAGGAACTGATTTAGGTTTTTCAGTTGAATTAACAAATCCATCTGCAGGAGCAAGAGCTTTCAATTTTGCTAGAATCAAAGGAAACAATTTATTATAGACTTATGGAAGATCAAATTATAAAAAAAGGAACTGATACGCCTCAAGTGAATCAGTACAGTTTAAGAAATAAACAAAGACAGTATAACGTAGAACAAGCGACCGTATCTATGGTAAATTGGTTTATAAGTAAAGGAAGTACTACTGAACAGGCGTATGTAAAAGTACAACAACTATCAAATGAGGTAGCAATAAACTTATACATATATGTATTAGGGAATACTCAACCTTTGATTGATTCAGTAAATAATTCTTTATTGTACTTTATGGATGCCGAAACAAAAGAATATTTAGTATCACTATTATAACAAGATTATTAAATCAATTTATCACAATAAACAAATAAAAAGGCTTTAAAATAGAAGAAAAATGAATAATTTTAAAACAACTAATATTGGAGGTTTACCAATCAAACTAAACGATTTACGTTTTATAAATAACGGACTTAAAGAAGCCTTTAAAGGAGTGATGAGTAGTTATGGGATTACTGATTCAATAACTATTGTTCTAAATGGATGTGAAAAAACATCAGTATCAGGAACAACAACAATTGCTTCTGGATTCGTTTCAATAGGCGGAGAAATCTGTTATGTTCCATTACACTCATACCCTGATCCAGCGGTAGGAGAATTTGAATATTGGGATATTGATTTAACTTTTGATCCTTCAGGATCAAAAGTATTTCAATCAACTGATATATTTGATACTTATGAAATACGAGTAGGTAAAGTAATTAAAGATACTGTTATACCTGTTGGATATACTGCTTATGATGATGCACAATCATTGTTTGAAGCAATGCGAACAAAATTAAATATTGGAGAGTCAATTGATTTAATACTTGCGCCAAATATATATGTTCAACAACCTTTTACAGCATTTAAATCAATTGATGGTATTGTGTCGTTTGAAGGTGCATTAACATTGAACACAACAGGAGTTGTTGGTGGTGCTTTTCAGGTTACAACTTTACCAGTTGGATATAGACCTGCATATGACATGCATACATACTTTACTGCAAATGGAGAGCAATGGGACATGTATATTGGCACTACAGGAAATGTTTATTGTACAATTGTAACAGCGTCAACAATTCCTTCAAATCTTGAATATTTATGTCATTTACTATCTTCTTATAGAGCAGTGTAAAAGAAACGCCCCCAGTACTCTTATTGTTCCGCAACATCTAAGATAGCACACAGCTATAGACTGAGGGCGTTAAAGTCTTCAATTAATACTGTGTGTTATAAATGATGTTGCGGTAGTGCAAAAATACTAAATAAGTAAGAGTAATGGAAACAAAAACAAAACAAAAAACACCGATAAGCTATTACGGTGGTAAACAGAATCTTGTAAGTAAGATTTTACCAATAATACCAACCCACAATTTATATTGTGAACCATTCATAGGTGGTGGGGCTGTATTTTGGGCAAAGAATAAGTCTAATGTTGAAGTAATAAACGACACAAACAAGGAGTTGATCAATTTTTATGAGATATGTCAAAACAATTTCATTGAATTAGAAAAACGTATTCGTATATCCTTGCACAGCCGTTCAATTCATCATGATGCAAAGGTAATGAACGAAAACCCTCATATGTTCGATAAAATAGACCGTGCATGGGCTGTGTGGGTTTTGTCTACACAAAGCTTTTCTGCAATGTTGGATGGCACGTGGGGTTATGATGTTAAAAAGAACACTACATCAAAGAAAATATCCAATAAACGTGATTCATTTACTGAAGACTTAGCTATCAGATTACAGAATGTTCAAATTGAGTGTACAGATGCGTTGAGAATAATTAATTCAAGGGATAGAGAAGATTCATTTTTCTATGTTGATCCACCGTATTACAATTCAGATTGCGGACATTATGATGGATACACCTTAGATGATTTTGAAAGGTTACTACAACTACTCTCACGACTTGAAGGTAAGTTTCTGTTGTCAAGTTACCCAAGCGATGTTTTAAAGCGATATACGAAAGAAAACGGATGGTATACGTTTACGGTTGAACAAACGGTATCGGTTGGCAATAGTAATTCAAAGAAACCACCAAAGAAGAAGATAGAGACTTTTACAGCTAACTATCCTATTTAAACAATTTTTAAATGGCATTAAAAAAGCGATGAAACGGGAGTCTCATCGCTTTTCTTTTAATCAACCTAACCTAACCACCTAAATCATGTCAAAGGTAATTAAATTTTTATTTTTATGTACGATTTGTTTTTTATTTTTGTACGATTCGTTTTTGCGAATATATAAAACGCTTTATTTTTCTACTTCTGTATGATAATCTGAAAATTAAAAAAAATCAAGCTAATATTAAATTAATAGAATTCTATAGAGATAAAATTGGTAAAGGATTACAGGAAATAATTTTATTTATAGGGATTATTTTATTTTGGGTGCTGGAGTTAATGATTTTTGTATAAATTGAATAATGTATACTATAGTTGAGAACCCTGAAAGGGTGTAATATATAAACATTGGGCAAAGCCCTATGAATCACAAGAATCACACTACAAGAAGCCCTGAAGGGGCATAATATCCAAGGCAATATTATCCCCACACTTACTATTACGCCCCTTCAGGGCTTTATTAATATTAGTAATTTTCTTCTTTCGATGGACTTTGCCCATCGTTAACAGATGACACCCTTTCAGGGTTTTAATGCTCATTAATAAAATATTATCAAACGATAATTCTATTCATAACTAGATTAATGAAAATTCGTTTTATACGTTCTAGCATCTTAAAATAATTTTAACCCTATTTACTATTTAAATCCATTTCATTTTTTTAGTATCTTTACAATCAAAAAATTAAAATGTAATGCGTTATCTTGATCCTAAAAATGATTTAACTTTTAAGAAAATATTTGGTGAACACCCTCACCTTTTAAAAAGTTTTCTTAATGCTGTTATGCCACTTGACGAAGACAAAAAAATTATTTCTTTGGAATATCTTCCAGCCGAATTGGTGCCTGAAATTCCAATGTTTAAAAATTCTATCGTTGATGTTAGATGTGTAGATCAAAAAGGGCAACAATTTATTGTTGAAATGCAAATGCTTTGGACAGATAGTTTTAAAAGCAGAGTATTATTCAATGCTTCTAAAGCATATATAAAACAAGTAGGAAGAGGTGTAAAATACCAAGGTTTACAACCTGTCTATTCCCTTAACATTATTAATGAAAATTTCAACGATAAACTAGATACATATATCCACCATTACAAAATCGTTCATTCTCAAGATAGTGAAAACGTAATGGAAGGATTAGAATTTGTATTTATAGAGCTTCCAAAATTTCAGGCTAATAAATTTACAGATAAAAAAATACAAGTTTTATGGCTGCGTTTCTTATCTGAAATAAACGACAATCAAGAAAATATATCACAAGATTTTTTAGATGTACCAGAATTGAAAGAAGCTTCCGATTTAATTCTTGAAAGTGGTTTTACAAAAGGAGAACTAGAAACATATGATAAATACTGGGATTATATCAGTACTGAAAAGACAGTGAAAGCAGATGCTTATGATAATGGGATTGAGAAAGGAATTGAGAAAGGTGTAGGAAATGTTGCGAAAAACTTGAAAATAAAAGGGTTTTCAATTACCGAAATATCTGAAATCACTGGTCTTTCTGAACAGGAAATTCAAAAATTATAACTAAGGATCTTTACACAAGGAGCTGGACTTCAATATTCAGAAGACTTTAACACCTTGGAAGATTTTAAATTATTTCAATATTTTTTAGATTTATTTCGTAAAAAAGAAAACAAACATTTCAAAATAAAACGAAACAAAAGGCAAACAGAAATCCCCCAAGAAACAGTTGAAAAAACTCTATTTATTAAACAAGATTGGAATGTTTTAACTCAACTAAAAGCTGAATACTTATTCACACCTGTATGAAAAGTTAAATTTTTAAAGAGTTAATAAATGTTCTGTTCCATAAGGATTGACAATAATTTCTGCTTCATTAAATAAGAAGTTTTTGTTTTTTCGCAATTCTTCCAATGCTTTTACTCTACCAATAGATTCTTTCCACTCGTCTTGTGTTTCTTCATTATCAGGATCCTTTAATGTTTTTTCTCGAATCTTATTGAAGTGATACAACCATTTATACTCCTTTGTACCATCTTTAGGAGATCCGCCACATTTCTTATTCGTACGATCAATCATTGCTGACAGTCCATCTGGATCATCTCCATCTCCATGTTGAATGCAAGCATCGTATAAACAAAGTAATGTAAGTGGATAAGTTAAGCCATTTTCAGTACAATAATTCACAGCTGGTAAGTAATAAAGTGAATCACTTACAAAATCTTGAATATAGCGGAAAATTTCGTTATTAGAGCTTGTTTCCCAATCATTCGGAAGTCCTTCTAAACCAACAACACTACCATTTTCAGAAGCAGCATAAGTTTCTAGTAAAGGTAAGTATTGTGCAAGAATGTTCCCTGGAACAGAATCGTTGTACATTTTAACAACAAGTAAGAGATCACCTGTTGCTGAAGTAAATCCAGCTCTACCTGCAGTATAACCTCTTCCATCATCTAGGTATTCGATATAATCGTATTGAAGTATAGGATCATCGTTTTCAAAACAAGAAATTACTTTTTCAGCTAGAATTTTTCGAGGGGTATCAAATGGAATTAAACCAGTTTGCGGAGAAGGACCTTTTTTAATGCAAGAACAGACACTAATCAATAGAAAAAGTAGCATCAATTGAAATGGATGTTTTTTCATAAATTTAAAGTTTAAATAAATCACTTCTTAAAAATATTAAAATTTAAAGATACATTTTTATTTTTTATAAAAATGTACAATTTACAGATAATCAAATACATTTAACAATAAAAAGATGGATTAATAACACGAATTGTCTTAAAAAATTTCACTCTAAATGGTTCAAATAATATTTTTTTGTTGAACAAATGAATGGAATATTTTCACTTAATTAAAAGCTGAATACTTATTCACATCTATTTAATATTTGTGGATATTCTCTCCCTCTTTTAATTGCTACTTCCTCCTTTTTAATTATTTTTACATCATGAAGAAAGTACTTATTGCCAATAGAGGTGAAATTGCTCGAAGAGTTATACGTTCACTAAAAAAAATGAATATTGCAAGTGTAGCAATTTATTCTGATGCGGATAGAAATGCTCCTCACGTTTTAGAGGCTGATGAAGCTGTTTATGTTGGTGAAAGTCCTTCTGCTGAAAGTTATTTAAGACAAGATGTTATACTTGATTATTGTAAGCAATTAGGTGTTGATGGAATTCACCCTGGATATGGCTTTCTTTCTGAAAATGCTGCTTTTGCTCGAAAAGTGAAAGAAGCAGGTATGACATTTATCGGACCTTCTCCAGAAGCAATGGAAATTATGGGCGATAAATTGAGTGCAAAACAAGCTGTCAAAGAATTCAATGTTCCTTTAGTTCCCGGTGTAGATCATGCGATTACGGATGTGCAAGAAGCTATCAAGATTGCTGAGCAAGTTGGATATCCAATCTTAATTAAAGCGTCTGCCGGTGGTGGTGGTAAAGGAATGAGATTGGTGGAAAATTCAGCTGAATTTGTTGAACAAATGAAATTAGCTCAAAACGAAGCACGTTCTTCATTTGGAGATGATGCTGTTTTTATTGAGAAATTTGTAACAAAACCTAGACATATTGAAATTCAAGTTTTCGCTGATAGAGCTGGGAACACGGTTTATTTATTTGAACGTGAATGCAGTATTCAACGCCGTCACCAAAAAGTAGTTGAAGAAGCTCCAAGTGCCTTGTTAACTCCTGAGTTGCGTAAAGAAATGGGCGAAGCGGCTGTCGCAGTTTGTAAAGCGTGTAACTACGAAGGTGCTGGAACGGTTGAATTCTTGGTAGATGCGGACATGAAATTTTATTTCTTAGAAATGAATACGCGTCTTCAAGTGGAACACCCAGTTACTGAAGAAATAACAGGATTGGATTTAGTTGAATGGCAAATTCGTGTTGCAAGAGGTGAAAACTTACCAAAAAAACAAGAAGAATTAGCGATTAATGGACATGCAATTGAAGTCCGTGTTTACGCTGAAGATACATTGAATGGATTTACTCCAGACATTGGAAAATTAGACCGTTACCGTATTCCAACAGGAAGAAGTGTACGTGTTGACGATGCTTTTTTAGAAGGTATGGAAATTCCAATTTATTACGATCCTATGATTGCAAAATTGGTGGTGTGGGGAAAAAATCGGGAAGAAGCAATCAAAAGAACATTGGTTGCAATTGATCAATACCAAATTTCAGGATTAAAAACAACCTTGGATTTTGGGAAATACGTTCTAAAACACCCAGCCTTCAGAAGTGGAAATTTTGACACCAATTTCGTAAAACATTATTTCGAAGATCCTAGAATCATGTATTCCGCAATGGAAGAAGAGAAAGAAGCGCTTTCACATGGCATCAATGAAATTTGGAATTCAATCAAAGAAAGAAATAAAACAGAATTTGCATCGAGAGAGATTACGAGTTCTTGGATTAATTCACGAGCGTAATTTTTTTATTTTTTTTATTTTTTTGTAGGGATAGGGCATGCCCTATCCCTACAAAAAAATAAAAAAAATAAAAAATAAAAATCCATCATCAAACATCAACATTCATGTACATAATATTCGATACCGAAACAACAGGTTTACCGCGTAATTGGAACGCTCCAATAACAGACACGGACAATTGGCCTCGTGCGGTACAAATTGCATGGCAACTACATGATGACATGGGAGTTCTTCTTGAACAGAAGGATTACCTAATAAAACCTGAAGGATACGACATTCCGTATGATGCAGAGCGAATTCATGGAATTTCTACTGCTTTAGCGCACGAATTAGGCGCAGATTTGAAAATGGTTTTGGCCGAATTCAATATCGCTTTATCGAAAGCTAAATTTGTTGTTGGGCAAAATGTTGGATTTGATGTAAATATTCTAGGTTCTGAATTCATTCGTAAAGAAATGGATTCACCTATGGCAGAAATGCCAGTTTTAGATACATGTACAGAAGTTACAGCAAATTTATGTTTAATTCCTGGTGGTCGTGGTGGTCGTTGGAAATTACCTACATTAACTGAACTACATCAAAAATTATTCGGAACTCCTTTTGGAGAAGCGCACAATGCAACTGCCGATGTTGAAGCGACAACCCGTTGTTTCTTTGAGTTAATCCGTATTGATTCGTTCAGTTTAGAGAAATTACAACAGGAAGAAAGTTACCTTCACAATTTCAAACTTGCGAATCCAAATACGATTCAAAACATAGGATTAAAACACATTAATCTAAAAGAAGCAAGTGATCAATTAAAAACGAAAACAGATCCGGCTTCTGAAATTCCAACAATAGACGTTGATCAATCTCGTTCTCGATTAGACAATGTTACATTTTCACATTTGCATAACCATACCTCTTTTTCTATTTTACAGTCGACAATCAATGTCAATAGTTTAGTTCAGAAAGCCGCAAGTTTAGGAATGCCAGCGGTCGCTTTGACAGACACTGGAAATATGTATGCGGCATTTCATTTCGAAAAAGCAGTTACTTCTTATAACAAAGGAGTAAAAGCAGATCGAGCAAAAGCGGAAGAAGCTGGTGAAGAATTTACAAAAAAAGAATTGTTACCAATTATTGGGTGTGAGTTCAATGTATGTAGAAATTTAAACGATAAAACGCAAAAGGACAACGGATATCAAGTTGTTTTAATGGCGAAAAATAAAGCTGGTTATCACAATTTAGTGAAGCTTTCATCGATGGCTTTTACGGATGGTTTTTATTATGTCCCACGAATTGATAAAGCAGCGATTGAGCAATACAAAGAAGACTTAATTTGTCTTTCTGGAAATTTATACGGAGAAATTCCAAATTTAATTCTGAACGTTGGTGAAAACCAAGCGGAAGAAGCGTTGATTTGGTGGAAATCTCAATTTAAAGAAGATTTTTACATTGAAATAATGCGTCACGGTCAAGAAGATGAAGACCGTGTGAATGAAACCTTGGTTAAATTAGCTACAAAAAACAATGTGAAAGTTGTAGCCTCTAACAACACCTATTACGCTGAAAAAATAGATTCTGAATCGCATGATGTTTTATTATGCGTGAAGGATAATGAATTGGTTTCTACACCGAAAGGTCGTGGCCGAGGATTTCGATATGGTTTAGCTAATCAAGAATATTACTTCAAATCGAGCGATGAAATGAAGGAAATTTTCTTGGATCTTCCAGAAGCGATTGAATCTACGCAAGAAATTGTTGACAAATGTGAACATTATCCATTGGCACGTGAAGTTCTTCTTCCAGCATATGATATTCCCGAAGAATTTATTGATCCTGAGGATGCGGTAGACGGTGGAAAAAGAGGTGAAAATAGTTATTTAAGACATTTAACATACGAAGGAGCGGCGAAACGCTATCCTGAAATTACAGATGAAATCAGAGAAAGAATTGATTTTGAATTAGCAACTGTTGTTAACACTGGGTATCCAGGATATTTCTTAATTGTTCAAGATTTTTGTCACGCTGCAAGAGAAATGGGCGTTTCGGTTGGACCTGGAAGGGGGTCTGCTGCCGGATCAGTCGTTGCTTATTGTACTGGAATTACTAATGTAGATCCAATTCGATACGACTTACTTTTTGAGCGTTTCTTGAATCCTGATCGTGTTTCCATGCCTGATATCGACATCGATTTTGATGATGAAGGTCGTGGTCGAGTGATCGAATGGGTAATCAAAAAATACGGAGCGAATCAAGTTGCTCAAATTATTACGTACGGAACAATGGCTGCAAAGTCGGCGATCAGAGATGCTTCCCGAGTAATGGATTTACCGTTATCAGAAGCCGATCGTTTAGCGAAATTAGTTCCTGATATTTCATTGGCTAAATTATTTAAATTTTCAGATGTAGAAATAGCAGAACGATTTAATAATAACCAAGAAGACATTAATAAAGCGAATGAACTAAAAGCAATTTCAAACGGAAACGACCTCGTCAGTAGAGTTTTAAATCAAGCTCGAAAAATTGAAGGTTCTGTTCGAAATACGGGAATTCATGCATGTGGTGTTATTATTACTCCGGGAGATATTACCAATTATGTTCCAGTTGCATTGGCGAAAGATTCGGAAATGTACTGTACGCAATACGATAACTCTGTAGCCGAATCTGCTGGATTATTAAAAATGGATTTCTTGGGGTTAAAAACTTTAACCTTAATTAAACATGCTGTTAACAATGTAAGAGAAAGAATTGGAATCGAATTAGATCCAGATAATTTCCCTGTTGACGACGAAAAAACGTATGAATTATTCCAAAGAGGTGAAACAGTTGGTATTTTCCAATATGAATCTCCCGGAATGCAAAAATACATGCGTGAATTAAAGCCAACCGTTTTTGCCGATTTAATTGCCATGAATGCTTTGTATCGTCCTGGTCCAATTGCTTATATCCCATCATTTATTAAACGTAAACACGGAACAGAGCCGATTATTTACGATTTAGATGATTGTGAAGGATACTTAAAAGAAACTTACGGAATTACAGTTTACCAAGAGCAAGTAATGCTTCTTTCCCAAAAATTAGCTGGATTTACGAAAGGTGAAGCCGATACCTTGCGTAAAGCAATGGGAAAAAAACAAATCGACATTCTAGACAAAATGAAACCTGCTTTTATTCAAAGAGGAGGTGAAAAAGGTCATGCAGCGGATAAACTAGAGAAAATTTGGAAAGATTGGGAAGCCTTTGCTTCGTATGCATTCAACAAATCTCACTCCACTTGTTACGCTTGGATTGCTTATCAAACAGCGTATTTAAAAGCGAATCACCCTGCTGAATACATGGCTTCTGTTTTAAGTAACAACATGAACGACATCAAACAAGTTACGTTTTTCATGGAAGAGTGTAAACGTATGGGAGTGCCCGTTCTTGGTCCAGATGTAAATGAGTCGAATTATCAGTTTACAGTAAACAAAGAAGGAGCTGTTCGTTTTGGATTAGGTGCCATCAAAGGATTAGGAAGTGCTCCAGTCGATGCCGTAATCAATGAAAGAAAAGAAAATGGTCCTTATACTTCTGTCTTTGATTTTGCTAAAAGAGTCAATCTTCGTTTATGCACAAAAAAAGCCTTCGAAAGTTTAGCGTATGGAGGTGGATTTGATTCTTTCAAAAATATTCACCGTGCACAATACTTCAAAGAAGATAATAACGGTCGACTATTCTTAGAAAATTTAATGAAATTTGGTGCAAGTTTTCAAGAAAGTGAAAATTCATCGCAAGTTTCCATGTTTGGAGATGCTACAGGAACAAAAATGCCAGAACCAGAAATCCCAAAAGCGGAAGAATGGGGAAGTATCTACAAATTGAACCGTGAAAAAGACGTAATTGGAATTTTCATTTCTGGTCACCCATTGGATGATTTTAGAGTTGAAATAGAATCGTTTTGCACCGGAAATATCGGAATGTTAAACGACATGGACACGAATAAAAACCGTGATTTATTAATCGCTGCCACCGTTTCAGACGCTGAACACCGTTTCACTAAAAATGGAGACCCATTCGGAACCCTAACAATTGAAGATTATACAGATTCCTATAAACTCTTCTTGTGGAGAGAAAATTATTTGAAATACAAACATTTTTTAACGCCTGGAACCTTCATTGCAATAAAAGGTCGAATAGAAATTCCTCCTAGAAGATCTGAATTAGAATTCAACATCGGTTCAATCGACATGTTGCAGGACATGAGGGAACAAAGAGCAAATGGAGTTCATATAAAAATAAATGCGAAAGCAATCGATCAAGTATTGATATCGGATTTAAATAAATTATTTATGGAACACGAAGGAAAATGCGCATTGAGTTTCACAGTTTATGATGGATTAGATGGTGTAGAAATTAAAATGCCATCGAAAACAATTAAGGTGGATCCAAGTAATCAATTATTTAAAGAGTTAAAGAAGTTTAATTTGGAATTTGAGATTAAGTGAGCTTTTTTTTAACCACAGAGTCAAACAGAGTTTTTCGCAGAGTTGCACAAAGTTCTTTTGAGGCATATAATTTAGCATGCTAAATTATTTATAACGATTTATTTAAGAAAAAACTCTGCGGTACTCTGTGATTTGAACTCCGAGGCACTCTGTGGTTAAAAACTCAAAACAACCCCCGCAATTCAATCAATTCATTCACCTTTTCAGAATTCCCAACCTCTTGAAAAGAAGCAATTAAATTCGTTATCATTCTATTAATAATGGCAGTATTCGAACATGGTTCAAAAAAATCACGTGAATAAGGCTGATTAATTCCGTCTAAAAATTCTTTAATTTCCTCTTCATCAAAAATACTTCCTTTTGAAAAAGGATTGATGTAAAACAAAACACCGTGATTATTTGAATCTGGCAAAAATTGATTCACCGCAAATTCGTCCATGTACGCCAAAATAAAATGATTTGGAAGATTAATTCCATAAATAGGCATACCTAAATTTTGTGCAATAACACTATAAATAATACTCAAACTCAACGGATTTCCTTTTTTCGTTTCAAGTACCGTATTGATATATGAATTTAAAGGAGAGTGAAAAGTTTTCGCATTTCCTTGAAAATGATGCATTCCAAAAAACACTTTATTGACGATTCGAACCTTTTCTAAAGCCGTTTGCTTCTGATTAATTTCGAGCCAAACATCTTTTTGAATCGCTTCAATTTGACTACGTACAACAGCCTCATCCAAACCAGGATATTGATATTTCGCAACAATAATGGAGCCTGTCAATAAATCTTTATCCGAAGAAGCAATCCAATTTGTTAATTTTCGTTTAATTTCTTCAAATTGAATCTCATGGATTAAAGTTTCTATTCTACTTTGAAACAACAGACCAAAATCTTGTTCTTCCCATGAATTTTCCAAAAACGGAATCGCATCAGCGCCATAACTTAATAAACGATCATGCACATGCGCATAGACGGTCTCGTCTGGATCATCAATCAAGTTAATTAAAGCACGTATGGATTCAAAATTTGACATGGAGCAAAATTAAGGCAGTTTTGTTTTGGTTTTTTGAGAGAATGAAAAACTTTTTAGGGGTGGAATGTTAATTAAGGGATTAATTAGAAATAAAAAAGGATGTTCGATTAAATTTTCAATGTAAAAACAATCTATTTCTCTTAAATTTGAACTACTTTCGTATTTCAAAAAACGAAACAATGGTATTCAGTTCATTTATTTTTTTATTACTGTTTCTGCCCTTTACAATTTTAGTAAACTTTTTACTTCCTAAAAAAGCAAGTAATGTTTTTTTATTGGCGATGAGTTTACTCTTTTATTACTACGGAGAGAAACATCTTACGTTTTTATTAATTTGTTCAATTATATGGAATTATATTTTCGTTCATCTAATAAGTAAAGAACAAAATAAACTGATAGGAGAAAATAAAAAAAAATCATATTATTATTTATTTCTTTGTGTTGCAGGTAATTTATCGTTGCTTTTTTATTATAAATATTTCACTTTTTTCATCGATTCATTTGGACTTCAAAACAATTTCTCATCAACTTACTTGGCAAGTATAATTATGCCTATAGGTATTTCTTTTTTTACATTTCATGGTTTATCATATGTTGTTGATGTTTATCGAAAAGAAGCCAAACCAACTAAAAGTATTATTGATCTTGGATTATATATTTCTTTTTTTCCACAATTAATTGCAGGTCCAATAATAAAATATTATGATGTTCATGAGCAAATCAAAAATAGAAAAATACAACTATTTGATGTTCATAGTGGTATAAATCGTTTTATAAGAGGTTTGGCAAAAAAGATAATTCTGGCAAACAATTTCGCAGTTGTAGCTGATTCAGTTTTTGATTCTCCAATAAATGATTTATCATCTCCTTCAGCATGGCTTGGAATAATTTGTTATTCTTTACAAATATATTATGATTTCTCTGGATATTCTGACATGGCTATTGGTCTCGGAAAAATGACAGGTTTTCATTTTAAAGAAAATTTTAATTACCCGTATATTTCAAAATCAATTCAAGAATTTTGGCGAAGATGGCACATTTCTTTATCTACTTGGTTCAAAGAATATGTCTACATTCCATTAGGAGGAAATAAAAAAGGGACAAGCAGGATGTTATTTAATTTATTGATCGTTTTTATTTTAACTGGGTTTTGGCATGGCTCAAGTGTTAACTTCTTAATATGGGGACTATTACATGGATGTTTTATCATTTTAGAAAAGATACCATTCCCTAAAGTATCGTCTAAACTAAATTTTATAAAGCATTTTTATGTAATAACAGTTGTGATGATTGCATGGGTATTTTTTAGATTAGAAAAGGTTGAAAGTAGCTTTGAATTCATAAAAAAAATGTTTCTATTTGATGCGAAAGGAACTTATTATCCATTTATATATTTGAGTCCTTATTTTATTAGCATACTTACAATAGCAATTCTTTTTGTAACACCAATTCGATTAAAACTTTCACATTTTTATGACAAGTTATTTATTAAAAGCGATTTTATCCACTTCAGTATTAAAAACTTATTGTTTATAATTGTTTTAATTTTTACACTTTTTGAATTGTCATCATTGACATATAATCCTTTTATATATTACCGATTTTGAAGGAAAATAAAAACATAAAAAAATGGATGATAGTATATTGCTGTGTATTTTTTACACTTCTAATAATACCTACTTTAAAAATGAATTATAATTCCAGTAAAATAGAAAGCTGTGAAAAACGTAGCGAAATAATAAAGCCTATTTTTAATTTTAGCTTAGATTATCTACATAAATACGGAGCTTATTTTGAAGAAAATTACGGACTTAGAAATGAATTTACAAAATGGCAATCTAAAATTAAGCTTAAAGTTTTTAAAAGTTCGTCTAATCCAGAACAAATTATTCAAGGTGAAAATAGTTGGCTTTTTTACAACTCAAAAGATGATCAACAATTCGGAAGTTACAGTAAAACCAATTTATTAAATAAAGGACAATTAATTTTATTTAAAAAACTTCATACAGAACGAAAAAATGAATTAAAAAAGAAAAACATTTCATATATATTAGCAGTTTGGCCTGATAAAAACACAATTTATCATAATGAATTACCATTTCAAATGCGCATTCAAATTAAAGACACCATTTCTAAAAGTGATCAAATTACAGCATATTTAAAAAAAACAAAATCAGATTTAATTTTGGTGAATACTAAAAATGATGTATTGATTAATAATAAACAAACTCTTTACTTAAAAAATGACACTCATTGGAATTCATTAGGTGCTTTTTACGCCTATAGAAAGTTTATGTTGGAATCATTTTCTATTTTCAAAACACTTCCCTTTAATTACTCAGATTTCATATTGAAGAATAAAAAAATTAAAGGAGGAGATCTATTAGGTTTATTAGGCTTATGTGATAAAAATGTTGAAAATGAAATAACTCCCATATTAAAATTAAAAAAACAACCAAAAATCATCAATGATAATCAATTTGAAAATTCTTATGGTAAATATAACAAAAACGCAAATTGCAATCTAAAAGTATTATTTTTTAGAGATTCTTATGCTGATGCATTGATTCCATTTTTTTCATTACATTTTAAACACTCCTATTTCTATAGATCTTACTACGATCAAAAAATAATTGATTTAATAAAACCTGACGTTGTAGTAGTATGTAATGTTGAAAGATATTTTTGATACTTATCAAATACATCAACTAAAAAAAAAAAAAAAACTAAATAAATTGTAATAATGAAAAAACTATTAGTAGTTTTGTATTAAAAAAATATTCACAATTTAATTTAAAGTTATGAAAAACAATTTAATCAAATCAACTTTA